AACTAGTAGTTATGAAAACATAACTATAAAGTGGTATATTGTGTTTGATACTAAAACATTAAAGGATATTGATGCTGAATTATTACAACAATTAGATCAAAACAACATACAATTACATTTTCAAAAAGGGAATGGCTGGGGTTTGAGTCAATTAAACAGTTTAATACACTCACTAGATGGTTGGATTTATCATTTAGATGATGACAACCTTTTATATCCGAACTTTTTTAAATTTTGTTATTGTAATATTGATAAAACCACTAAAGCTCTAGTTTTTTCACAGCAAGTTGATAACAAAGATTTTACAGGCTTGAAAATTAGACAAGCTAAAGCAAAAAACATTAAAGTAGGTCGTATTGATTTAGCACAATGGTTAATCCACAGTGATTTGCATAAAAAATACAAATACGACTCGGGTTATACAGCCGATGGTAAGTTTATTGAAAAGGTATATAAGGAACAGTCTAAATATTTTAAAATAATTAATCAAGTAGTATGCTATTATAACTACTTACAATCACCTAATAAACCTAAAGTCCCAAAGGTTGTTTATATTGGACCTGACAAACCATTACTTAAAACTACTAAGGTTTTAAATTATGAGGCCGATAATTTAGAAGTTAGATATATCCAAGACGATAATAATATTAATCAAATACTACAAAGTTATAAACCAGACACTATTATTTCAGTTGGAGATAGTTGGGAACAATACCAAAATTTAGGCAATTGTTCAATACAAACTCGTAAGAAATGGTACCATGTCACACCAGATGAAAAAATTAACTTGGGTGATTTAGCATATAATCTAGCTATGAATAATATATTAAAACCAGATTATAATGCAGATTCACAAACTATTTCCTTTTTTACACCTATTCATAACACTGGTGAAAAACTATACAACACATACCAGTCATTAAACCAACAAACCTACAACAATTGGGAATGGGTTATAGTAAACGATTCAAGTGATTGTGGTAGAACATTAAAAATAGCACAAGATATTGCTCGTAAAGACAGTAGAGTTAGTGTATACGACTTTAGAGAGAAGACTGGTGGAAATATTGGTGAAGTTAAATATAGAGCTTGTATGCTATCTAAAGGTTATATTTTAGCTGAATTAGATCATGATGATCTATTAGCACCTGATTGTGCAGAGTACTTACATAAGGCAGCACAAAAACACCCAGAATGTGGATTCTTTTATACCGATGCATTAGAGGTAGATCAACAATGGAACTCGTTGACGTATCCAGACGGATTTGCATTTGGTTATGGTAGCTATAGAGATGAAACGTATAAAGGCAGATCGGTTAAAGTTGCTAATCAACATAATATTAATCCAAAAACTATTAGACATATTGTCGGAGTACCTAATCATATTAGAGCTTGGAGAAGATCTACATACCTACAGTTAGGAGGTCATAATCGTGGCTTAACCATTGCAGATGATTATGAGTTGATAGTTAGAACATTTTTACACACTACTATGTGTAAGATACCTAAATTAGGTTATATTCAATTTATTTATGATAATCAAGCTAGTACAAACACACATAATTTATCTAGAGCCGATATTCAAAGACGTGTAAGAACGATTGCTGGTAGATATAATCAACAAATAAAAGCTAGATTTGAGCAACTAGGTTTAAAGGATTGGGCATATCAAAGTAATCCTAATTATCCTATTTTAACACCTTCTAAATTCGGTAAACAGGAACAACCCGCCAATATCACATACAAGCATTGTAGTAATAAAAAAAAAGATTAAAAATTATTAGGAATCTATAATTAAAAGTATTATATTACATAAAAATAAATTTTAAACTAAACTAAAATGGCAAATCAAAAACTAACAGAAGAAGAGTTACAATCTATCAATGAGTTGCAGCAAAGAAGTCAAACATACCAAGATCAGCTAGGAAGGCTTGAAGTTGCAAGGTTAGATGTTGAAAAAAGAAAGCAAGAGGTTATAGAATACAACGAGCAAACAATTGAGATGAACAAAAACTTAGTTGATCAATTAGAACAGAAGTACGGAAAAGGTACTATAGACCTACAAAGTGGAGAGTTTATTGAAGCACAACCAGATCAGCAGTCTGACAATGCATAGCTAGTGTTAAATTATTTTTGATAATTTAGTATCTAAAGGGGATCTACTTTTTGTAATCCCCTTTACTATTTATATGTAAGTATCAAATATACGATAGCTTATTATAAATATACTAGATAAAAAAAATTTAACTTAATATGGCAGAATCAATTATATCTCCAGGAGTATTTCAAAGAGAGAACGACCTCTCGTTTGTTCAACCTGAGCCAGTAGAGGCAGGAGCAGCTTTCATTGGACCAACAGTTAAAGGACCAGTAAACATTCCTACTGCAGTGACGTCTTATGGTGATTATCAAAGAAAATTTGGAGTTACCTTTGAATCAGGATCAGCTAAACACGAGTTCTTGACTTCAATGGCTGTTAAAAACTACTTTGATCAAGGAGGAGACACAGCATTAGTAACAAGAGTTGTATCAGGATCGTTTACATCAGCAGAAAATACACACATTTCAGCATCAGATAACGAAGATACTGAACCATTTACTATCGAAACTTTAGGAGAAGGAGAGATATTTAATAACTCAACAGGTAGTGACGATCCAGGATCAGAGAATCCAGATGGATCATTAGTATCCGGATCGGATGATAATTTAAGATGGGAGATAGCAAATGTTAATGAAGGTTTAGGTACATTTTCCTTGCTTGTGCGTAGAGGAGATGATAATACAAGATCAAAAGTAATATTAGAATCTTTCAACGATTTAAGTTTAGATCCAAACTCACCTAACTACATAGAAAGAGTTATTGGTAACCAACAGAAAACACTAGATACAACTGACGGAGGATATATTAAAACCTCAGGTGAGTACGTAAATAGATCAAATTTTATTAGAGTATCTGGAGTAAACTTAAAAACATTAAACTACTTAGCTAACGACGGAGTAACTGTAAATGAGAATTCACAAGGTTTTTCTTACACAGGGTCTTTACCAGTAGCATCGTCCGGAGCATTTTACAATGCAACTGGATTAATAGCAGATGGTGTAGATTTGTTTGATAATATTGGAGATAGCACTAATAGAACACAAGGAATTCCTGTAGAGGATTACAATGATGTTATTACACTACTTGGAAACAAAGACGACTACCAATTCAATATTATAACAGCACCTGGTTTAATTGGAAAAAAGCATACAACACAAGTTAGTAGCATAATTTCTCTAGCAGAAACAAGAGGAGATTGTATAGCAGTAATTGACCCGGTAGGATATGAAACAACAGTTTCAAACGCAGCAGCAGAAGGAAGTAGTTACAACTCATCTTATGCAGCAGCATATTGGCCTTGGTTGCAAATGAGATCTGCAACAGGAAGAAATGAATTTGTACCAGCTTCAGTAGTAATTCCAGGAGTATATTACTTTACAGACAGTAGCTCAGCACCTTGGTTTGCACCAGCAGGACTTATAAGAGGAGGAATACCTGGAGTAATTCAAGCAGAAAGAAAATTAACAAAACAACACAGAGATCAACTATATTCTAACAAGATAAATCCAATCGCAACGTTCCCAGGACAAGGAATTTCAGTATTTGGTCAAAAAACACTACAAACTAAGGCATCAGCATTAGATAGAGTAAATGTTAGAAGACTGTTAATCCAATTAAAGAAATTCATAGGAGATCAATCTAGAAACTTAATTTTTGAGCAAAACACAACAGCAACTAGAAATAGATTCTTAGCAACTGTTAATCCATACTTAGAATCAGTAGTACAACGTCAAGGTCTATTTGCTTTCAGAGTTGTAATGGATGATACAAACAACACAGCAGATGTAGTTGATAGAAACCAATTAGTAGGTCAAATATTTATACAACCAGCTAAAACAGCAGAATTTGTAGTATTAGACTTTACAATAGAACCAACAGGGGCAACTTTTGGAGGATAAAATATTAAATGACGATATTTATAATAAACAAAATAAAATTAACTAAAAAAAAATAAAAATATATGGCTGTTCTCGACCCAAATGAGATGATGTTTAGAGCCTTTGAGCCAAAGGTACAAAACAGATTTATAATGTATATGGACAATATACCTTCTTTCATGGTAAAGTCCGTATCAGCACCAAACTTTGAAGATGGTACAGTTAAATTAGATCATATAAACTCTTATAGAAAGATAAGAGGTAAAAGAGAGTGGGGTTCAATGGACATGACTCTGTATGATCCAATCACTACTTCTGGTGCACAATCAGTATTAGAATGGGCAAGATTAGGATACGAATCAGTAACCGGTAGAGCAGGTTACTCAGATTTCTATAAGAAGGATCTTACTTTAAATCTACTAGGTCCTGTAGGAGATGTAGTTTCTGACTGGATTTTGAAAGGAGCATTTTTAACATCAGTTAGTCAAGGAGACCTATCTTGGGATTCAGAAGATGTGGTAGAATTAGGAATTACTGTAGAAGTCGACTATTGCGTATTAAACTTTTGATGCAGTTTACAAAAACTAACTTTGAGTAATAAATTACTGGTTTATAAAATAAACGCCTATTTATAACAAAGTAAATAGGCATTTTTTTATTATGAATTATCAAAAGGTTTATGATCAAATAGTTGATCGAGCAAAAAAAGTAAACAGGGTACATGGAGAAGGAGTGTACTATGAAAGACATCACATAGTACCTAAATGCATGGGAGGTGAAGGAAGAGTAGAACAGTGGAAAACTCATCCAAATATAGCAGTACTCACAGCAAGAGAGCATTTTTTATGTCATTGGCTATTGTGTAGAATCCATCCCGAAAACAGAAAATTAGCACATGCATTTTGGTTTATGTCAAAGCAGAAAACTAAGAATCAAGATAGAAATTATATAGTTAGTTCAAGAACATATGCAGAAGCTGTAAGTAATTTAAAATTTACAGAAGAGCACAAAGAAAAGATAGCTAAGACAAGAATAGGAAAGAAAACTATCGTACACCCTGACACAAAAGAAATTAAATACATACCTGCCGAACAACTCCAGACTTGGCTTGACAGAGGATGGGAAAATACAAACTATAAGAAAGGGCAAAAAATAAAGCTATCTCAAGTAGGGAAGCAAAAGTTAATACAAGCAAGAAAGTTGGACCAAACAGGAAAAACAGGATTAGAAGCCAAAGCAGCAAAGGGTCCTTACACAGTTGTATTTGAGTCAGGAGAAAAACATACAGCAGGCAGCTATCCAGAACTAGTAAAACTAACAGGAATCAAATACTCAACTTTACAACATAGATCGACTAAATTCCCTAGGGTGATGAAAAAGGGATTTGCTGTAGGAAAAGGACAGTGTTTTACACCGATACAAGAAGAAAATAATACTCAGAAAGGAAACACAAATAACTCCTCAAGAGTATTTAAAGGAATGAAATCCGACATGACCGAAGAAGGAAGAAAACGATTAGCAGAAGCAAGGAAAAAAGAACAAACAGGTAAAGTAGGGCTACAAGCAAAAGCAGCAAAAGGCCCTTATACAGTTCTATACGAATCAGGAGAAAAACATACAGCAGGTAGCTACCTAGAACTAGCAAAACTAACAGGAATCAAATACTCAACTTTACAGTACAGACTAACAAAAAGTCCTAATAAAATACAAAGAGGGTGGAAAATTTACAAAGGAAGCTAGATGTTGTCTCCCTTTTTTTATTTTCGTATATTTATATCTAGAACTAGTTTTAACAAATAAAATTTATGGAACAAACACAAAAATTTCCTACTGAAATAGTAGATTTACCATCGAAAGGCAAGCTTTATCCTCAAGAGTCAAAACTATCATCAGGCAAAGTCGAGATGAAATATATGACAGCAAAAGAGGAGGATATTTTAACAAATCAATCCTATATTGAAAAAGGTGTAGTAATCGACAAATTAATAAAATCATTATTGGTTGACGAAGAAATTGACTACAAGGAGTTGTTAGTAGGTGATAAAAATGCATTATTAGTAGCATCAAGAATTCTAGGCTATGGTAAAGATTATGAATTTGAATATGCAGGAGAAACACACCAAATAGACTTAACACAACTAAAAGAATTAGAACTTCATCCAGAAGTAGAAAAAGCAGAAAAAAACGAATTCAGTTACACTCTACCAACAACTGGAAACGTAATTACTTTTAAACTACTATCTCATAGAG